TGACGGAGTAAATACTTTAAAGTGAATTACTTCGTTTGGCTGGGGATCAGTACCTATCTGATCTGGGGTCTCGGTATCACCGAAGTTTCTAAAAAATGTGTAGCGGTTATAAACAACTTGAACAAATCCGTCACGGTGACGGCGAATACGCATTGTTGTTGTAGGAATATGACCAATGTAGCCAATCTTACCAGTTGATGTACGACCAACTTCAAGATAAGCATTTCCTGTTGATTCTAGGTCAATGAAGATCTTTTTCATTGTCTCTGTAAATGAATCATCAGAGTTAAGAGATTCTAGGAACTCCCGCATCTCTTCTTTAAGGCCTTCAAGCTTTGAACGCAACTTGTCAAGCTTTTTAGGCTGATCCATTACTTCTTCAATCTTTGCAGTTGTTGCCCATGTGTTTTCAAACTTATATCCAAGCCCGACAACGTTAGCAGCTTTAGCATTTACAGCAGAGTGATGATACGGGGAGATATCATAAAGCTGTGCCAAATACAGTACGTTGTAAGGAGGTTGAACAATCTGGAAAAGAGAATATCCTGTAAGGTCAAGCGGATCTAACTTCTTAGACTTTGCATCACCAACACCAGTAAATGACTTTTCCATTCTATTTACTTGACGACGGAAATTAGGACTTAGGCCATCTGCCTTCTTAATATCTGACCAAGTTGCATTAAACGGGTCACCAAAATCGTGTTCTATAGTGTGTGATGGGGCATCCAGCTTTACTGTGATCCCACCCTCATCTTCATCAATACTGTCATCAATTCTTAAATTAGCCATATTTTTATAAAGCTCTATCCAAGCTTCATCTCCCTCATCTCTTTCACATAATCCATCATAGCTGGAAGGTCATGCTCGTCTGGAACAAGCCCCATTTCCAATCTTTGCTTTTGCATTTCAAGCTCTTCATCTGTAACTGGTCTGTGACCAGACATAAATAATGGTGTTCCATCTTCTAGGCCGTAGTGCTTTGCTGCGTCTTTTAGCTTTTTGATCTGGCGAATATCGCCTTTTAGGGACGGGATACTCAAATATGCACCCTCTTCATCCATAACAACCTTACCATCTGGCATCTGCCAAACATAAAGGCCCCAATTAACTTCTTCTACGACGGTTGTACGCATCTTGCTCATATGCCAATAATACCACCTAAGTCTTAAAAACGGAACATATGGCTGCCAAAAATGAGTTATACGGTAATACTTATGGGATGAGGGTATGCCAGAACTGGTTGCCCACCGTTATATCCAGTCACAGTGCTTGAATATTCTCCAATTGTACCTATGCTGTCAGTATTAGATGATACTGTAACTTGTGCAACATTGCTAGACAGGAATTCTAAATATCTTGTCTGTGCATCCCCTTGGGCAAATGCTGAAGGATATAGGCTTATATAGCCAAATGTGCCGTATGAGAAGGTCTGTAGTCTTTGATCCCCGCCCAAATATATCTGTGCGTTTGTTTGGTTTGGATATACGCAAACGAAATGATATGCCTCGCCCTGGCTTAATACACGACCTGCAGCTAAAGATACACCGTTTATAAATACATTTGAAAAACCATTTGAATAAACAATGTTTGTGGCGGGATCAATATATAGCTTTGCAGATAGACCTACTGTGTCCAATATCGTTTGAGCAATACTTGAGCTTACAGAATCATATCTAAACCAGAACTCTATCGTTTGATATGTGGCAGTTCCATTAACAGTATTAATTGTAGCCACAGAATTACTATTCTGAACTTGTGCCACCTTGATGCCAAAATTGCTTGTACGTGAAAGAATATTAAAGAAATTATTCTTAATTGAATAAGTGTCTCCAATGTAGCTGCCTTGTCTTGGCGCCAATACGAAAGCTCCCGCATCTGAGAAAATTTCTAGGTTCTTATAAAAATTAATCAAAACTTTATCTACTCTAGGTAACTGTAGGGATGAGGAATCTTGAACCGATAAGATAGCTCTGAATGTTATATCTGGATATGCTACTTGTGAATTATCTGCAAACTTTGTTACTGGATAGCCATTTGTTATTTGATTCCAAGTAGTGCCGTTGTCCATGGAGTACTGGAACACTACACTTTCATTTAAGCTTACTACAGAATTATCGGAAGTTCCAGTTTCCCAAGTTACTCTTGACCCAAATATCTTGTTAAGTTGAGAAGATAGAACTCCGTATGTCCATGTTCCAATCTGTGAAACTGCAAGACTGCTTATAAAAGGTATTGTTAGCATATCGTTTGATCCGTACAAAGAATATGTAGATGGATTAATGTATGAGTTCAATATTGAAACATTGCTTATGCTGCCCGATAATGGGAGAGTTGTTGCAGATGAATACTGATTACCAAAATAAAGATTTAAATTAGAATAAGTATAGCTTGGAAGATTGCCTGATACTGAGCTGCTACCCGATAAATAAATTGTTGCAATATTGTTATTTATTGATAGTCCAAAATTATAGTTTCCGTTTGAAGCAACAGCGGTTGGAACTTGAGCAATTATAGTGTCTGTAGAGGCATATGGGTAGTAGTTAGCTACGCTATGATAGTAAAGCGTTAGTTTGTTATCTGTGCTTTGAGCTAGATATAGGGATTCGTTGTTGTTAATTCCATCTATAGCCAGTATAGTTGCTGGGGATGAACCTCCGTTAAGGGTCCAATTTATTTGACCTAGTATTGAAATCCCGCCCAAAGAATAATACTTTGATAGATTTGAAAACATAGCTCCAGCTGTTGATGTTACTGACAGACCATTAGATGCTGTTAATGTGCCTGATCCACTTTTTGTTAAAGATGGAATAGTCTGCAAAGTCATTCCAGTTTTATCAACAATTAAATTGTTAATGACACCACTTCTATAATTTGCTGGATTTGTAAAGTCTTTTTGATAAGCAAGCATATTGGGGTCATCTTTAATATCAAAGAAGAAACCACTTGACTGCTTTACATAATTTTGCGGGGATGAATCATAAGTTCCCCAAACCATGTGAGACTTGATTTGATTATCTGACAAAACATAATCATAGAATGATAGATCATTTATTGTAAACTTATTGTTTGATCCTGATGGACCAATCTTATAAAAATACTCTGGAGATGATGAATATGAATTGTGCCAAATAAAGTTCTGGCTAACTTGTGTTGCTTGTCCAAACAACGAGTTAACGCCAATATTAATTGATCCCTTTGAGTAGTAAAAGAATATATGCATCTGTGAATCCCATGAGGATACCTGCTTATATGTTGTATATGAAAGATTAGTTCCAGCTACTTTATCTTTTCCATTAACTGTAAAGTAAATCTTATCGTTGTTTATATAGGCTTTAGCAATAACTTCTGGGCTACTCCCGCCCGATTGTACTTGGAAAACAACATTGTCTGTTGGCGGGTTTGAATCAAAAGCCAACCACATTTCAATACCAAAAGTTAAATTCTCTGTTCCTGTATAGAACATGTTGTAAAGAGGTGTTGATCCAGTTCCTGTTGGACTGTATTGGTTTTGTATGCCAATCTCAGAAGTTGAATTTATCTTGCATCCTGCAAGTTGTGTGTCATAATTTGAAAGTGTTGCAAGTGGCAAGATGTCCAAAAAGTTGGGGGAACCTAAAGTATATGCTGCATGGTTCCCACCTTGTGATATATCCTGCAATGTAAATGTAATTGGATCTGCCCCATAGTTAGGCTCAGCATCTAGCCAATCTTGATATGTCTTATACTCCAGCAAAATTGTTGCATAGGTTCTCAAGCTAGATGTGCCATTTAAAGGCCAAAATGCTATTGGATTATCCCTGAGAACTACTTGTTTATATGACATAAGACTATTTTACTATGTAATCGGGTTATTTGAAAGTCCCGCCTAAATAAGGCGGGATGGAATCAAATTGACTTCAAATTTCTTTTATTAGGATGGAGAATAATAGAGTCTTCTAGAGTTACGTCTCTTTTTCCTACAAATCCGCCTTCTTTATCCAATTTCTCTCTTGCTGAAGTTTCATCTTCTGCAAAAATGTGAATCATCATATTTACATTAAATGTAAAGCACTTCATAACTTTTTCATCTTCTTTTGGTGTTACTTTAGCCATTTATTCTCCTATGTTATTTTGCTACAAAAATATTTAACCGCTATGTAAAATAGCGGCTAAATATCACATTATTATTTTATTTATTATGCTTGAGGGGCTGGAACTTCATCCCAAGACTTCTTATCTTCGTCCCAGGTATAAAGCTTGCCATCTGTAGGATATGCAACAGGTGCAGTCCATGTGTAGGTTGTCTTATCTAGAGTCCATGATGGAAATGGTTGTGGTGCAGCAAATCCTGTACCGTCCCATGAATATCCAATTCCAGCATAGTTGAATCCAACTTGTGGCTTACCGTCTGGCTGACCATCTGGACCGTAGTGTACTCCACCACGAGTGTTGTATGATGTAGCGATCCACGTTCCACCAAGTCCTAATGTGTTTGCAAGGAAGTTATGGCCATCTGCTGCGTCTGCGTCAGAGACAACAAGAACACGAACCACCTTATTATCTGAATCAATTTCGGCCATATGTGCCATTTATTTCTCCTTAGTTATTTTAAATTATGCAGTTAATGCTGCAATTTCTTCTGCTGTAAGTCCAAGTGAAGATAGCTTTGCTACCGCACTTGCTTTTGCTGCTGCTGCCGCAGCGTCTGCTGCTGCCTTTTCTTGAGCTGCTGTAGCTGCCGCTGCTGCTGCTTGATCGTTAGCTGCAATTTCAGCGGGAGTCAAAGGAACAATCTTTTGTTCTCCTGTAGAGCAATCAACAATAATCTTTGTTGGTGTATCTGACATTTTATACCTCCTGTTACTTTCTATATTATAGCATTATTTGTTTATTTAGCATATTGCTAGTTTACTGGATAACGAATGATTACTAGGCCAGAACCGCCCGAGCCACTATACCCATAGCTTGCAGAGCTTGCCCGACCTTGCCCACCGCCGCCAGCAGAACCTGTGTTGGCAACGCCAGAAGTTGCGGTAGAAGAATATCCAGAGTTTCCTCCTCCTCCGCCATATCCACCTGCACCACCCGAACTTGTGTTGTAAAAACCGCCTCCTCCGCCGCCTGCGGCAATATAGTATGTTCCCCCAACATTAACTCCTTGTTGTGTAGCATAAAGCCAATCTGAATATGACGAGTTTCCATTTCCTCCAGCTCCGCCGATACTCGTGCTTGGTGCTGATTGACCCGCTTGACCTGCACCGCCTCCTCCGCCTGAAGTAGAACTCTGTGTGGACGAACCGCCACCATATCCTTCAGAAGGAGTATATCCTCCAGCGTTTCCTGCTGCAACTGAAACAGAAAAACCATTATCTCCACCACCAGAACCGCCATTAGTTGAGTTAGCTGCAGGTTGAGTACCACCTCCACCGCCACCAGCGCCGCCTCCTGTGGAAGATAAAGTTATAAAAGAAGAATTACTTCCATTATTTCCTGTATTTTCTGATGTTTGCTGAGCACCCCCAGCTCCTACAACCACACTATAATTTGTTCCAGCAATCAAAGATTGATTGGATATAACTCTGAAGCCGCCAGCACCGCCACCGCCAGCACCAGCGTGGTTAGCGGTAGAACCACCGCCACCTCCTCCGCCACCAGCAACAATCATAACTTGAGCATTTTTTATCTGTTCTGTAGGAACAAAAGAACCAGAAGAAGTAAAGGTGTGATAAATGTAGTTACCAGCGCCTACTACAGCTCCACCAGTTGCTTTAGCTCCTGAACCAATTCCGTAAAGAGTAAAAGTAGAGCCTGCAGCAATATTTCCAGCGGTGCTTAAAGTAATAGTTGTTATGGGCGAAGTTCCTGTGTACAAATTAGCGTCTAGGAGTTGATAAGCAGCA